GACATCAGAATCCAATACGAGAAACCTTCTGGCACTTGGAACTCTATACAGTGTGACACTTTTGAGTTGGACATAGATCGTGGCGTGGATGTTGAACAGAACACTTTTGCTAGACCTAGCGTTGGTACTGCCACTATCAAACTAATGAAGTCGAGCTTGTCTGACTTTCTAAATGGACCTGACTACCAGAGCAATCAAAGAATCCGTATTCAGTACGACATAGGTGGGGCATCTTTTCAAAGCATTTTCGAGGGTTACATCCAAAACATTGCAATGACTTACATTCCACAGGCTAAAGCCTCTGGTAACAATAATGAGCGTGGACAACTGCAAGTGGACATTACTGCTAATGACATGGGTCGCATTGCTCTAAATACTCAAATTGGAACGTTCAACATTACAGGTACAAGTACCAGGTCTTTTATCAACCTAATGAACCAACTAGAGACAGCAATAACTGCCATAGATTCTAGGTACTCTCAGGCTCAAGTTTTATCTGGTGGCTCAAGCACTTTCCAGTATGCGAACACCTACCTTGACGTGCCTAGTGGTGAATTGTTTACTCAGTTCCTTGACGCTGAATTGGGTTGGTTGTTTGCAAGCCGTAACAGTGGAATGAGATACCTTACTAGGGCAGATGTAAACACCATTCAAGGCTACGCTTTTGACCCTCTAAACCTGACTGTCTCTAACGTGCACAGCACCTCAGACTTACATGTCTGCATGGATAACATCCAACTGGCTTACAACTCAGACAACATCGCTAACCAAGTACGTGTAACTAATGAAGTCACAGGAATCAGAACAACCTCTACTAACTCAACATCCGTAGGACTTTACGGTAGACAACTAGCAGACTTTGAGGTGAACTTTGACCCGACTGTCTCAGGTGGAACAACTTTTGCTCAATGGGCCTCAGCTGTGTCTGGTGCTGCCAATCCTAAATCTGTGACCTCTGTATCTGTTCCAGCGATTAGGCGTGATGGTTTCCCTAGTGAAATCCTTGAGGAGGAAATCGGTTCATCTTTACAGGTTGAGTTTGCTAGTGCAGGTTTACCGACTTTACAGGAACGCTACATGATCACCAGAATCAACCACGTTATTGACGCTAACCATTGGGAAGTAAACATCGGACTCTGGAGGGGTATCTAATGACTGTTGAAATGATTATTGCGATACTGTCTGCCATCGTAGGAACCACTGGACTATCTAGCCTGTTCAAGTATCTAACTAACCGTAGATTCCAAAGCATTAGCCTGGAGGAAAAGTTACGAGCTGAGATGATGGCTAACAACCGTGAACTGAAATCTGAAATAAACACACTAAAGGCAGAACTTGACCAATGGCGTGATAAGTATTTGAATCTTCATAAGGAATACACTAAGTTGAAAAGTTCATTCGACAAGATGGTAAAGGATAAAACAAATGGCTAAAGAACCTGTATTGGCTCCAAAAGTAACTACTTCATGGGGCATAGATCACTATGCTGCATTAGAGGCTGAAAAGTCTGCTCCAGTAGTTGAGACACCTGTTGAGGATGTTCCTGCTAGTGAGTGAAACCTACACTGTAACTGATGGACAGTTCAATCTTGAGATTCTTGCTGGTAGCACTTTCCCTAGTGTTGCTGGTGACTGTTCCTTTTATCCTACTGATTCTGACGGTGTCGCTTTTAGTCTTACTGGTTGGGTAGCGAAACTTCAGGTTAGAGAGAACCCTAGCACTGCTGCGATTATTGACATTGTTCCGACTGTGAACACTAGCGATAACTCTGTGTCATTCTCTCTAACTCCAGCTCAGACCACGCTCTTAGTAAAGACTGACTATGTTTGGGCTATCGAACTGACTCAGACTTCAACAGGCAAGGTGCTTACATTGGCTAGAGGACAAGTCCTCGTTACTCCAGAAATTGTTAGATGATCATAAAAGTTGTTATTCCTGATGCTCTGTATAACAGGGTTTATTTTGCGCGTGGTGAACAGGGTCCTACTGGTGCGACAGGTCCACAGGGTGTTCAAGGGTCTCAAGGTCCGACAGGTCTTACAGGTGCTCAGGGTCCTACTGGTGCGACAGGTCCAACAGGTCCACAGGGTCCAACAGGTTTAGATGGCTTGCCAGGTGACAAGTATCACACCACATCAAGCTCGACTCTTACTATTGCTGCATCTGGAACTATCACAGCTATAACCAATGACCTTGGCTTGGACTATTCAACTGCTCAAACAGTTATCTTGGCGTATGACCTAAGCAATCACATGCATGGTGAAGTTGTTTCATACAACAAAACTACTGGTGCGCTTGTCGTAGACCTAAAACATAAATCTGGTTCTGGTACATACAGTTCATGGGAAATCAACTTGCAAGGTGCTGTCGGTGTTGCTGGACCTCAAGGACCTACTGGAGCAACTGGTGCTACTGGACCACAGGGTCCACAGGGTATTCAAGGCAATACAGGTGTTGTTACTGCTACTGCTCCTATTACATACGATTCAGGTACACAGGCTGTTGGAATCAACCAAGCAGGTCTAACCTTGGCTCAGTCACAGATCACAGGGCTAGTTACAGACTTAGGTGCTAAGGCAAACCTTGCAGGTGGCAATAATCTCACTGGACTCCAAACTCTAACTAACTCTGCAACTGGCTCTAAACCTTTTGTTGTGAATGCTTTGACTGGAACATCTGTAAACCTTGCTGAGTTCTCTGTAAATGCTGGTATTCAAGCCAACGTAAACAACGTAGGTATTTTCAACAGCAACAACGCTAACGGTTTTCAAATCGCTGGAGCCATGTATTACGGTTCTCTAAATGGTGGTCAATCTGCACGTATTCAAGCAGGTCCAGCAGTAGGTGCTAACCCTCATGTCGTGGTTCGTGGTGTAGCGAGTGCCTCGGGCAACTTGCAGGAATGGCAAAACTCGGCAGGTGCTGTGGCTGCATTTATAAACCCTGCTGGCTTAGGTAGATTTGAAAACGTGGGAACTGGTAACGGTCTTGCTGTAGTCGGTTACAATGCCTCTGGTGGTCACGTCACACTTAACAGAGCGACAGCTGCAATGACTAATCCGGGTGCTAATTCTGGTCGTTTGTATTTCCGTGATGGCACTAATGCTGGAACTCTAAAACTTGTAGTCCGTGCAGGTGCAGCAGGTGCTGAAACCACTATCCTTGACAACATCCCTCAATAAGAAAGAAACCACATGTTTAACGTAACTCCAGAAGTAAAAGCCCAGTTGCTAACTGAGCGTATTCAAGCTCTAAACCTTGAGGGCTACCAGAATGAACTAAACCTAAAGTCTGCTCAGGCATTGGGTAATGAAGAAGTGATCGCACAGGCACAGGCAAACATAGATGTAATCGTCTCTGCTATTGAGGTGCACACACAGGAACTAGAGTCTCTCTAATGTCCACGCTCATTCATCCTCTTGACCCTAAGAGCATCAACGACCTATTTGGTACACACTCAGAACAGCGCAAGGCTATGGGCTTAGGTCCTCACCGTGGCGTAGATTACACAGTGAAACGTGGCACTCCTCTAAAGGCTGTCGGGCGTGGAACTATCGTTAGAGTTTACGAATCTAAAGTGTTGGGTTGGGTTGTCGAACTTCGCACCTATGTTACAGCTGAGAAAATTAGAATCTTTGCATACTGTCATTTAGACAAGGCTGAGGTCACTGAGGGGCAACAGGTCAAGCAAGGCGACATCATCGGCAAGGTCGGAAACAAGGGAATGTCCTCTGGTCCTCATCTGCACTTTATGTGTGGTAAGCAAGAGAACCTAGCCCAGACCACAGTAGAAGACCCTCTGCTATGGCTACCTAAGATTGGAAAATAAATGAAGTATTGGATCTCTAGAGCACTCCGTGTTGGAGCGTTCGCATTGGCTACTGGTATCGCATTCATGGGTGCAGGAAACGTCTTTGGCATTAGTGCCATTCAGTCAGCTGCATTCGGTGCTGTTGGTGCTGTCCTAGGTCTATTGGCTACCCTGTTGTTTACCTATGCCGGTAAAGCATCTGTACCTGACGAGGACTTCAACAAAGCAATCAACCAGGCAATCGAATCTGTAAACAGCGACACAGAGGACAAAAAGTCTAAGTAAGTGACTATGCTTTAAGCATGACTATTGACCAACAAATAGAATCACTTGGCTCTGCCAAATTACTGGGATACTTCGCACACGATTCAGATGAATGGCATGAGGCTCGCAAGGGTGTTGCTGGTTCACTGGTCGGTTCACTCATGGGTCATAACCCTTGGCGTTCTGCCTACACTGCCTACTACGAGTTCCTAGGGGAATTACCTAGAGACAGTAATGGTCCGTCTATGGCTATGAAACTTGGCACAGTCTTTGAGCAACCTATTCAAGACCTATGGGTTTCCGAGAATGCCGAATGGCTCACAGCTCATAACACTGGCACTTGGCAGTCTGTCGAACATCCAGAGTTTAGGGCTAACCCTGATGCGATCATTGAATGGGCTGACGGCTCTCTAGGTGTATTAGAAATCAAGTTCTCACGTAACCCGATGAATGAACTGCCACCTCACTATCGAGACCAAGTCATGTGGTACATGCATGTGTTAGGTCTGAAAAAAGGAATCTTGGTTGCTGTTGCTAACGGTGAACTTGTCGAGCATGAAATAGATTACGACGCTGACTATGCGAACGAATTACAAGAAAAGGCTCTTGAGTTCCTCGCATGCATTGACAGACTTACACCACCTGACTGGGATGGGTCACAATCAACTTACGAGACTGTTAGAGCTCTTAGCGAGAACATTCATGACGGTGACATTGAACTGGGTGAACTTTACCCTCAACTAATGCGAGCCAAAGAAATGGCAGAGGAAACTGAACAGGCGTTCACACTTCTCAAATCAAAAGTTCTCCATCTAATGGATGGAATCAAAGTTGGAACTTATCAAGGCGATAAGGTCTTAACCCTACAAGCCAGAGGTTCTGGTTCACCGTTTATTGTTTTCAAGAGAGGCTAACAAAATGGGTTTCATGGATGATTATGTAGATGTCGCAGAGCGCATCAGAATGTTCAGAGAGAAGTATCCAAATGGATCGTTACAACAAGTTTCCCTACAATTTATTGACTTTGCCGGTAAGTCTTGGGTTGTCTATACTGCTGCTGCTTATCGGAGTCCTGA